GGTAGTCCGCCTGACAGGAACGATATAAGGGTAGTAAATAGGGTAATCATTTCTTTCCTCTTTCTTCTAAGAGTTTGACCCGCACATGGAGGTCATGGAGTTCTTTGTACAGTTCCTCACGCATCTTTGCTCTACGCTCGGCTGATATTGGGCTGTCCGTTGGGACGCCTTCGTTGGTAATTAGGGCTGGCATCTTGCCTTCGATCTGGGTCAGGCGGGTCTGAAATGAAGAAACCTGACCGAGTAGCCACGCTATACAGGCTACAAGAATCGGAATAACCGCCTTTAGTATATCTTGCATATTCATCTTTTAGACCCCCATACTATGTAATAAGCAATCCAGCCTGCTGCCATAAAGCACCAGAACTGCACCCATTTAACCTTTGACAACTCGGCATCAAAGTACTTCTTGTCTTCTTTCTCAAGCCGTTCAATCTCGGTCTTGATGTCTAGCACCTTTTGCCACTCTTTGGTGCCGTGCTGCTTTATAAAATCCACCCTTAATTTGTACTCTTCATCGCTTATCTTCTTGCGGTGCTTGTACTCCTCAAGGGCTTTAAATATTGCCCGCTCTTTCCTTAACTCTGCTTCTCTACGCTCACGAATCTTGGCATTTGCTTGCTGCCTTGCAACATCTACCGCTTCTTTTTGAACATCCTCGATGTTCTTGCCAATCTCCCGCCCAGCCTCACGTCCAGTTTTTATCCCTTCGCTAATGCCCTTGGCACCAACCGATAACCCCAGTTCGTCTGACATATCTCACTGTTCTTTGCCTCAGAGTGTTGACCCACCAAATGACATATTGGCAACCACGATAGCTACGTGCTTCTCTGGTTCTTCAAGGCTATACCCACAGTCACTGCACATCTTGGCAGCTAACTCAGCCTCAGAAACGTCGTACCCACAGTTAGGGCAGTAGATCTCAATGGTGTGGCGTGGCTTAAACTCAGAGCCGTTTAGTTCGTCTTGAATGGTCTTAATCATATTAGTCCTTATAAACCTTTTGTCATGCCTGTTTTAAAAACATCAACCCCATTAGGTATTTGATTTGGGTCTAGTATTTCTTCAGTATCTTTATTACGCAAAGCATGAACACAGTACGCTATTGTATTATCTTCTAGGGCTTCTATATAGTGCCGTCTACCCGCTTTAATAAAAATCATATGGGGCGCAGTAAAGTTAGTTGTTTGCCCATTTACATGCACTGCTACACTGCCTGTGGCTAATAAAGTCATATGGTCATAGTTATGCTCATGGCCTTCATTTTTGTCACCAGCTTTAACAAAGTGCATTTGCCTTAACCATAAATTAGTAGCGCATGTTACACGAGTATTAGGATAAGCCATATTTTATTACTCCGTTTTCCCAATCTTTTTTTGGTACGTAAGCACCAAACATCCACAATATTCTAGGTGTATCGCCCTTAACTTCTGTCACGTAATGTTCAAAATCAGACGCTAAATAACAATGTAAGTCCCCTACCCCAATGTTTATTTGATTATCGTCAATAAATAATTTACCACCATCATCAGCAGCTTGCGTCATAATATTGCAGCGCAATGCAGAAAGTTCTGCTTCTTTGGGATCTTTATGTTTGTAGACATCTCCCCCAGGTTTAGTGTAACTAACTACAACACCGTTATTTCCATGACCTGTAATAATAGAATAATTATTTATATTCACAAAACGCCTAATTTTATTAGCTAAATCAATTACTTCTTGTGGGTAATTAAATCTATCCCCATATAGTCTTGAAGTAAGACGTTTATTAGTTGATTTACCTATATCTTTGCCGTTGTCTAGCCATTTTTTAGCGACACCATCATACACCCAAGCATTTAATAAAGCACATTCGCTAGGGGTTATAAAATTCATAGTTATTTCTAAACGCATCACAAATAAGTCGTAGAAATTTTTGTTGGATCGGAACTAAGAACCCCAAGTTTAACTAATACTTTTGCAATTTTTTGTTCGTATTGTATGTCTTCCCACATTTTTTGATTGTTCATTTGTTCAAGTGTTGACGTTATGGGAAGTTCTGTATCTTTTAATTTATCCTCCGCTACAAAATTTTTTAATTCTTCAGCATTAGGTATTCCTTTAGCAACTTTAGTGTTTCGTTCAATAAGCGTTGTTGGTGAATGGCTTTCAATATACTTTGTTAATTCTTCACCTACTATGTAAAACCCGTCCGCATTAATTGGCACTTTAATAATACATGGCAAACTATTTTCTATAAATTTAACGGTTAAACTACCTAAATTTTCATCAAAATTTATAATTTTATACGCCATAATTTTATCTAAAGGCTGGTCCTTCCATCCATCCCACCGCTGAATACCTAGTTCCTGATGTAACAGGCGTAACTTTATGATCTAAAAAAGAAGGGAATACTAAAATAGATCCCTGTTTTAATTCGGGTTTACAATTTCTAAATTCAAATTCACCGCCCTCAAATTCATTTGGGTCGTTTAGCAAAATAGATACAGATAACTTTCTTTGCATATTGTTTTCATTTGGAGGGTAAGCATCTGCATGCCAATCATAATGTCCATCATCTGCATATTCTGTTAATTGTATTGGTGGCAAATCATGTAAATAAAATTGCCAACCAGCGCTAACATTTGCAGTTTGAATGTAAGAGCTACACAAACACCAAATTAAAGATAATCTTGGAGACCAAACAATATTGCTTTTTCTTTTATCGTTATTAACAATAGGCTCTTCCCCTACAACAGCATTTTCTCCTAAATCCCATTTAGTTGATGAAACAATATTGTTGCAAATATCTTTTGATATTTCACTATCCCATAACCAGTAACTATGTTTTATCATGAGTTTAATGGCACTACTAAAGCAGCAATTTCAGCTTCGTTTGCAATACCCGCTGCAATCTGGTCAGCACGCTCTAGTACCCACGAAGGATATTGCGCTAGGATTCTTGTTTCTAGTTTTGCGCCAGAAATGTAATTGCCATTTTCAATTGGTATGTCAATGTTCCAAATACCGAGGACTTTATCATTTTTTCTGTATAAAACCTCAATTGAACCTGTTTCTCTGTTAAACGAAATAATTTGATACTCCATATAAACTCCTTATTATGAAATTGGACCGAGTCTAGTCCCAGTTGTAATGTATGTAATATTACTATTACCTGTTATGGCGTTACCACCACCGCCGCCGCTGCCATTAAATCCAGCAGGGGGTGTGGGTCCTGTTTGAGGAGATCCGCCAGAACCACTAGATCCATACGCACCTCCAGGACCACCAGAACCACCAGAAAAACCAGCGCTCTTACCACTTGGAGGATAAACAGTACCTCCACCGCCGCCGCCAGCACTACTTGCTGTACCAGGAGATCCGCCAGAACTACCAGGTGGCGCTCCACTACCACCAGGAGAATTGGTTCTTCCCGTTCTACCACCACCACCGCCGCCACCAGCATTATAGACAGTGGAAGGATAAGGGGGACTAAAGCCTCCAGAAGCACCGCCGCCACCGCCGCCACCGCCAGCTATTGTGCCATTATTAGTTAATGTAACTGCAGAAGATACAGCTAAAGCCGTTCCTCCACCACCACCAGGACTACCATTAAAACCAGGTTGATCTGGACCAGTGCCTCCTGGACCACCTGAACCCCCCATACCTACAATAAACCCGTTATTAGTCAAAGAAACTCCACCAGGAAACGAACCATTAATTGTTAAACCAGGAGTTCCTGTACTATTAGAAGAAACATAAATCCCAGGGGCAATTGTTGCAACTAGCGCTGATGATCCATTCCATCCAGCAGCGGTAGCTAAAGTTCCCAAATTTCCGTTTGTAGTATCAGAAGAAATAGTAAAAGAAAACTGATTGGCTTTGCCATAACCATCGCTCATGGCAATAGCGCCGCTAGGTACACCAAATAAAGTGCGTACACTAGCTTGATTCATGTTAATACTTGTTGTGCCTGACAGTCCAAGCTCAACGTTTACATTATTTAACGATATGGGGCCTGAGACAGGTAATGTCATTATGGTGTTCCGTAAGCAGTAATATTAGCTAAGCAGATTAAGTTACCAGATGAGTCTAAGGATGCAACGTTGGCACCGTTGTAGTTAAAAAATAGTTTTGTGCCTGATGGGGTTACAGACCAGCCACTAGAGTTCGATATGCTTCTAGCCACAGTAGCAACACCAGCAGTTAAGCTAGCCGCATTACCCGTTAACCCTGTACCCGCACCACTAAATGAAGTCGCAGTAATAGTACCTGTATAAGTTACGTTGTTGGCAAAGGTAACGTTTTGGCTAGTGTCAATCGTTAGCGCAGTTACGCCGTTGTTTGTCTGGAACGCTAAGTTACCAGTCGTATCCGACGTAATGTTTAGTGCGGTACCCGCCGAGGTTCCTGCTGATATTGTTGATGGCATAGTTATGCTCCTACGTTATTTTGTGCTGCTAATCTTGCTGCTTCTTCTGCGGCTAGTCTAGCGGTTTCGGCTTCGTCCCATTTAGTTACGCAAGCATTTGCCCAGCTTGGGAGTTCTGTAATAACTTCATTTTGTGGTTTTGTACCATCATCGTTATCCGTAAACTCAATCCAACCCTTGGTATCTTTCCACTGCAAAGCATGCACGTTACTAGGGGCGGCAGCCAGATTTAGCCCACTATAAGAATAGCCGTCTTTGTATACAGCACCGTCAACTGGAATAATTGTCAGTTTCATTATTTACTCTCCAAAATCATTTGTTGCGCTTGCTGTGGTACACCCGCAGCTGCTAATAAAACTCGTTGCCCTACTTCGTTAGACTTCACCATCTCATTTCTAAAGCTCTCTACTGCCGCACCTGTTTGGCGTTGCTGTTGACTATTCTCAATCATCAGTACAGGCAGCCATGCCATCGAGCAACCCCACTCGTCAATATCTTGCCCGTTCTGTGGGTTCTTGCCTTGTATCTTCATAAACCAAGCACAATCCAATTGACGGCATGGGTCGAAGTTATTTAGCGGACATTGAGATTTTGGTTCAATCTTCATTAGTTCTTAGTCGCTGTAATTACGTCAAGATACTGAACCGCTAAGTTAATAGCTGTACCTGTGAAAGAACCTGTAGCAGAACCTGAAATGGAGTGGTTATGTGAATTGCCACCGCCTGTTGCACCTGAAGTGATGGTTAGGGGAACATTACCTTTTGGATAACTATTGTTGTTACCACCACCTTCGTCTGCAGCACCTGTGGGTACTGAGTGAGTATGGCTAGGAATTTGGTCAGTTGTCAGCGTTGTAGAACCAGCACTTAAACCCGATGTATTAATTGATACTGAACCTGCTGGGGTCTGTGAAGCAAAAGCCGTAGTAAACGCTACCGATCCACCTGTGCTTGCATTTCCTGTTACAACACGCAAAGCAAAGTTGTTGTAGTTAGTAGTGTCTTTAGTCCAACCAGTCGGCGCAGTAGTCTGAGCAAACAACATTCTAGTACCCGCATCAAATGCAGCGGCGGCGGCAGAAGTCCAAATTGTTCCGTTCGATGTAAGAACGTTGCCCGCAGTGCCAGGAGCTGGAACGCCAGAAGTCTGTAAAACTCCGTCTGGGTATGTGACCCCGGTGGTTCCGTTGAGTGTTATTGGCATATTAGGCTCCCCAAGGGTTAGGTAGAATAGTGTCTTGGTTTGGTGTTACTTTTTTTAATAACTCTGCTTCTGTAGCATCTTTGCTAACACCACTTGCCCATACCCAAGCTAATACTTGCTCTTGAGTTAAGTTTGCATATTGAGTAAATTCAGTTGAACTTGGTGCACCAAAACTTGCAGTACCGCCTACTGCGGCAGTAATAATGTTTGCCATGTCGGGGTTTGAGTTATCAACATTTTCTGCTTCTGCACTCCATATTGCAGATACGACTACATCGGTTAGACCATCCAAAGACGGATTAGTAACCATTTGTAATATTTTCCAGTTATATGAAATTGTCATTTTTTTATCCTGTTACCAAACATTATTTAAAACACCACCAACCGACCATGCAGTTGTTTGCCATGCACCATTTTGTCTAAACACTCCGAATGATGCAGTTTTAGTGGTGTTTTGCACATTACCTTCCCATACTTTTGTTCCATGAATTTGTACTATGGTTACAGTATTTACGCCACCAGCAGTATTACTATTTCTTACATAAATAATGGCAGAAGAACCATCTGTATTAGATAGTCCAGTAATGTTATAAGTTGAGGTGGATGAGCTACCACCACCGCCACTATCTTTATTCATGCTATAAACAGTAGCTTCAGTTGTTACAGTAACAGTTTCGTTTACCATTCCTGAACTTCTGTAATATCCAGCACCAATTACGTATCCACCACTAGAAATACTTCCAGTAGTAGAAACAAGACCAGTAGATGCAATACGCATCCTACTACCAGTGCCCGGCTGTACAAAATCAAAATCTCCGCTTCCGCTTGCTGCAAGGTCACTAATAAGCTGCCATCTTGCAGTGCCATTTTGACCAAACGACAATATCTGCTGAGAAGTAGCACCAGTCGTTGCAATATCTAGACGAGTGTTTCCACTGCTAAATAACCCAAAGTTTCCACCATAAGTATTTGATGCTGCACCAATGATTACATTACCACTAGAGTCGATACGCATAGACTCAGTACCACCTTCTGTAAAGGCAATAGTGTCGGCTGTGGGGGAGAAGATACCTGTATTGGTATCGCCAGTAAATGTAATGGATGGGGCGGAAGCGTTACCTAGACCCGTAGTTACTGTTGTAAACGATGGGGCGCCACCAGTAGCAACCAAAGTCCCCGAAGTGGTTGGTAAACTAAGAACAGTAGTACCCGCTGCGTTAGCAGCTTGTAAGGTACATGTACCCGATACGTCGCCTGCAATGACAACTGAAGACATAATGATTCCTTATAAAATAACCCAACGGCTGCCCGCTGGAATAGTAACTGATACGCCCGCCAAAATGCTAATGGGTCCTACGCTCTCGCCGTTATTGTTTGAACTCATAGTATAGTTTGACCCAACCGTCTGTCTATTCTCATAAACCGCCCCTCCAGCTGATGCTCCTGTACCAGAAAACGCCGTAAAAAAATTAGACCCATTACAAAATACTTGGGTTGTAACTCCGTTACCAACTTCAACTGAAGTGCCTGTAGCACCCCTAATCCTAATAGCAAAACCACCAGTCGTATTATTAACAACAATATATACTTTATTGACTAATGGAGCAATAACGTCTCGGATGGCTGTGTTTGTCCCACCTACTACCAAAACCGCATTTCTTGCGTCGTCTGACGCCCCGTCTATACTGGTCAGGGTGTAATTAGCATCCGTCATCGTAATATTCCGAACGCCCGTAATGGCTTGCTCTAGCAAGGTTCCTAGATTGGTATTAGTTGTACCGCCCCAAGTACCCGCCTGTTCACCGTCCCCAATTAGGGTTAGTTTTAACGATGTTGAGTATGTAGTCATAATTTACCTTTAAGCCGCTATAACCTCTGTCCAATTTGACGACTGACTTGGTGTTATATCAGTCCATCCCGCCGCCTGTACAGGGTCAATTAAGCCCCAAACATTTACCCTATTAAGTTTAACAACTGTTCTAACGCCTGTCACGTTTGCTATAGCATCAATAGAAACTAAAACAGTACCAACTCGCCCTACCGCATACACGCCCGTAACGTCAATAAGGGAGTTTACCTGTACGTCTACGGTACCTAGCAATACTGGCGATGCTACGCCTGTTACATTTATAAAGTTGTCCGTTACTAGGCTTACGTTACCTACTAGGGTTGGTATTGCAAAACCCGTTAAGTTAACTACCGCACCAGCCGTTACATCTACGTTACCAATTCGCCCTACAGCGTATACGCCCGTTACATCTATGTTGCTATCTACTACCAGGCTTACATTACCAATTTGACCTACTGCATAAACCCCTGTTACTGCAAGATTAGCGTCAGCCGATATAGCTACATTACCTACCCGACCTACGGCATTTACGCCTGTTAAATCAACTGTACAGCCAAGACTTACATCTACTGTACCTACCGCACTAACCGCCGTTACCCCAGTAACAAAAACCGTTACATCAGGGTTTATACCTAGTGACGCAAACGGGGCACCGGAATACGGTGAGTCTGCAAACATTTACAGTACTACCCAACGACTCCCCGAAGGGAGGGTTATTGTAGCTCCCGACCCCACAGTTACAGGCCCTACAGAGCTAGCTGAATACCCAGCAGGTACAGAAAAACTTCCCGCAACCGTCATATTGTTTACAAAAAGCCCGTTACTTGCCAATATATTTGGGGCAGTTAATGCGTTTGTACCAGGGTTAAATATCAGCTCTGAAGACGATACATTGGCAGCGCTAATTGTTCCAGTATTAACCGAAGTAAATATCGGAAAATACGAAGCGTCTGTAGTTGTATCATTGGTAATTGTTACACCAGCGCTAATCGTTGACCATGTCTGATCGCCACGCAAATAGGTAGAGCTGTTAGCCGTTCCAGAAGCAAGGCGGGCTGTTCCTACTGTGCCTGAGCTAATGTTTGAGGCATTAATAGCCGATACAGCAGAGCCATCGCCACTAAACGTACCTGTTATTGTCCCAGCAGAGAACTCACCAGATGATCCACGAAGAACAATAGTAGAAGCGCCATTAGCAGTAGCAGCAGTCGTTCTTGCATTTGCAATAGTCCCCGAAGTAATGTTAGACGCATTAATTCCAGTTAAGGATACGCCATTACCTGATATGGAATTAGCCGTAATATCACCTGCACTAAAGCTACCCGATGAATCACGTAAAACAATCGTAGCTGCCCCGTTAGCAGAAGCCGCTGTAGTACGAGCATTGGCAACTGTACCAGACGATAGGTTAGAAGCATTGATTGCTGTAATAGCTGTACCGTCACCGCTAAACGAAGAAGCACTAATTACGTTAGAACCAAAGTTACCAGAAGCATCCCGGAGTACAAGTGTGCTTGAGCCGTTAGATGCACTACCCGTAGTACGAGCGTTATCTAGGGTTCCAGATGTAACGTTTGAGGCATTGATAGCTGTTAGGGCTATGCCGTTACCTGAGATATTGGTAAACGATCCTGTAGTTCCTGTTACTACGTTAGCGGCAAAAGAGCCGTTAGCATCTCTAGATACAATTGTGCTCGCCCCATTAGCGTCTGAAGCCGTAGTTCTAGCATTAGCCAAAGTACCTACAGAGATACTGGAAGCGTTAATTGATACGTTAGCAGCGTTAGTTATTTGGCCTTGCGCATTAACTGTAAATTGTCCAACAGCTCCGTCGTTACCATATTGCGCTGCAGTAACAGCTGTATTAGAAATACTAAATGTTAAGTTGGCAAGGTTAAGGCCTGTACCCGCTGCATAAATCTGGGCAGAACTAATCTGCGCAAACGTAAGGTTGGTTGAACCAAAAGTAATTGTGCCTACGGTATTGAGAATATAAGTTTCACCAGCCCCCGTATTACCAGACTGAACGAAGAACGCATCACCTTGACCTAGTTTATTTGGGTCTCCAACACCATAAGTATCGGCATCGGTTGCACGGGTTAATACCCACTGCGCTGACGCATTTCCTGGATTGGTAACTGTATAGACACCGTTTTGAACAGCATTAGCTTGCTGATAAACAAGGACACGGGCTGTATTAGATACGCTTACACCATCAACTACGAGTGCTGCGTTAGCCCCGTTATTAGTAAGTGTTGCGCCTACACCATTACCAGCGCCATTTGGCTGAACATATACGGCATTTAAAGCAATTGGTGACTCAACTAAAACAGGCTCGTGATATGTAATACCTGTTGAGAAAAGCCCATCAACATAAGTCTTGTTGGTAATATCCGTGGCATTTGCGGCGTTGGTGCTGATTGTTCCAGCAGTTAGCGTTACCGTATTAGCAACTAGGTTTGTGGTGTTAACTTGAGTAAAAGTAACAGTTGTAGCAGCATTACCAGAGGTGTTAACAATATTGCTTGCGTCGGTATAAACGGCTTTGCCAGCTGGCTGGGTTACAAATACATCCTTAGTACCAGCAGAGAAGTTAACCAGCGAACCACTATTACTAGAAGACAAAACTGTAGTTCTAGCTAGTTGATCTGGCGAAGTGTACGTGCCAATCCCAACTTCCCACTCTGATCCGGTCTGGGACGCAATGGTGTAATAGCACGTGTTTCCAGTACCAATAGCCGAAAAAGATTGGTATCCAGCTACAGCGCCCAAAAGGGTAGCCGTACCCGTGCTGGTAACAGCAGTGGTTTCTTTAACCCTATCTTTTAAGATGAGAGCCATTTACAGCTCCTTAGCTAGCGGTCAAACGAATAATTGCGTTACTTGCATCAGCAGTTGGGAAGTTAATTGCAAAAGTACCGTTAGTTGAGGTTTTATCGCCACCAAAACTTAATACGCATACAGCTGCATTAGAAACTGAGTTGTTATATATCAAAGCTCCAGCCGCAGTAATTGTCGAGTTAGCCCAAGAAGTATTGGAAAACGAGATATAAGCCACGTTCCCAGAGTTTGTTGGGGTTACACTAACCGATAAAGTATTACCACCAGCAGTGTAGTTGCCAGTAGCTGCTACTTCGTTAGTTGCTGAGTAAGCGGTTGTGTTCTCGTTAATAGTAGCCGAGCTGGTATACAGAGCTAACTTAAACGTGTTTGCTGAAAAATTTTGCTGACCATTTAAGAGTTGAACCTTAAACGATGTAGCCATTGCTTGAGTAATTGGCATTTCTTGCTCCTAAAAAATTATCTAACAGGCCCAGGTACAGGCAGCCTAAGTTGTCCATCACGGTATGCGCTTCTTCTATCTTTACCATCACCCAAATCTTTAAGCAATGCTAAGGATTCTTGGTACTTCTGCTCGTAGTAATTGACCATATCTTGCTCTCCCTTTTGGAAGATTACAGCCTCACGTAACGAACCATACAACAACACAGTTTCAAAATTATCGCCTAACCATGAGGTTCCGGTCGAGTTATTAATAATCGTAACAGGCACAGAAAAGCCGGTTCCTGTACCGCCAATATCTGCACTAGCGGCGCTTAATGAGTCGCCAGTGAGGTAGAACGACCCACCGTTAGTAATTGTTACGCTTGTAACAGCACCACCCGCCACCCCAATTTTTGCCGTTGCATATTGCCCAGAACCATTAGTAAGCGGTACATTTTGGTATATACCGGTGGTATATCCTGATCCACCAACAATAGTGCCAAACCCACCTATTACACCCTGAACAATAGACTCTGGATAGTAATAATAGTGTAGTTCGGTCTGGTAGCTGCTATCTGGAGTCGGCCCAATTAAATAAGTGTAGGGTTTAAATTGAGCGTAATACTTGGGTGTACCTGTATCAGTAGTTGGGTTTGGATACGATTGGCGAATAAAATTGACGTCTTTGTCAATTAAATACTCATAGTTCCCGCTGGCATCAATTACCGCAAGGGAGAAAGACGCCAAATAATCGCTGGGAAGGGCTAAGTAGACGTCGCCAGAAGTAAAGTTACCAATAACGTTTTTACGAATAGCAGGGATCTGAACTGCGTTATAGACACGTTCTTCACATTGCTGGACAAAATTAGGGATATTGGCAACGAAAAGAGACTCCGTTGACTCCGCATAACTTTGAATAGCTTCGTAAAGCTGTGTGTAATTCATTAGCCCATCTTCCCGCTAGACATTTTGCCTTTAGTAGCAGCGCCAGTACCACGCATTTGAATCTTGCCGTAGCGATTCTCAGGAGGGTAATTACCCTTACTGATACCACCAACAGAGATGTTCATTGTGTCTACTACTTTGGCACCGGGAGTATAAGCACTGTCTGCCATGATGCTAGTAGCCTTAC